AAAACTGTATCAAGTGGAACTTTTACAATTCAATTTCCTGCAGCAGGAGCTTCAACAGCAATCGTCAGGATAGCATAAGGAGATAGTTCCTTATGTCAATTGCTAAAACATTCACCGTAACGGTAGTTAGTACCGGTTCAGGAAATAAATATTTTATAGATGGTGTTCAACAAGACACTATAATGATAGGCGCAGGCCTTATTTATAAATTTGATCAATCAAATAACTCTAATAATAATCACCCTTTAAGATTTTCAACAACAAGTAATGGTACACATAGCGGTGGCTCAGAATATACTACAGGTGTCACTACAAATGGTACTCCTGGGCAAGCTGGAGCTTATACTCAAATAGATGTTCAAAATGGTGCACCATCAACTTTATATTATTATTGTACACAACACTCAGGAATGGGTGGACAAGCAAACACAGATGGTTGGGGACGTTCTTATTGGGGACAAATGGATTGGAATGATTCTAACGTTGTACAAAACGGTTGGGGTAGAAACACTTGGAACGATGGAGCTTGGGGTATTGTTGGCAGCATATTATTAGAAGGACAACAAGCAACAACAGGATTAGGTTCATTAACAGTAGAACTGAGACCTGGTTGGGGTACTTTAGATTGGGGTGAAAATGGTTGGGGTAGTGTAGAAGAAGGTATAGAAGTTTTAACAGGACAACAAGCAACTTCAGCCGTAGGTTCAATAATTGCAGCAGACGTAATAGGATTAACTGGTCAAGGTGCAACATCAAATGTTGGTGCTTTTACTTTTATTATATCACCAACAATTACACTAACCGGTCAAGTAGGTACATCTTCTGAAGGACAGTTGAGTTTAAATAACGGTGCAGATCATACCCAAGGATTAACAACTTTAGTTGCAACATCAGCCGTCGGTTCTATTGCTCCCGCTGATGTAATCGGTTTAACAGGACAACAAATAAATTCACAAGTAGGAAATTTAATAGATGAAACTTCAACATTTGTAAGTCTAACTGGTGTTCAAGCGACAATTGCAGTAGGTTCAATTGTACCTGATGGAATGGCTTTAGGTATTACAGGTGTTCAAGCAACAAGTGCAGTAGGTTCTATTTCTCCTTCGGATGTAATGGGATTAACTGGACAAGAAGCAGTATCTAGTGTAGGAGACATCACTGTACTAGGGTATCAAGACGTTAATATTGTAGGAAATACTAATTATTCTGATGTTGACGTGGTAGGAAATACATCGTATACAGATGTAACACACGTAGCTTAGGAGAACAAAATTATGGCATCAACATTCACAGATCTTGGCTTAGAGCTAATGGCAACTGGCGAAAATGCTGGTACTTGGGGAACAAAAACAAACGCTAACTTAAGTCTTGCAGAACAATTACTTGGTGGATATAATTCTCAAGCTGTAACTGATTCAGGGACACCAACAGCTTTAACAATAGCAGACGGTGCTTTAACAGGAACTGCTCAACATAGAGTTATAGAATTAACAGGATCTATTTCTGGAGCTAGAGTTGTAACTTTTCCTTTACTTACAGAAAATTTTTACATTATTAAAAACAGCACATCAGGTGCATACACAGTACAATTAAAAGCTGTATCTGGTTCAGGTGCAACGGTTACTTTTTCAGCAACTGAAAAAACATCTAAAATAATTTATTTAGATGGTGTTGCAACAAACACTGGTGTTTTTGATACAGGTTTAGGGGAAGGAGACGTAACTCTTACTGGAACACAAACTTTAACAAACAAAACTTTAACAGCCCCTAAAGTAGGAACTTCTATTTTAGATACTAACGGAAATGAATTATTACTTTTAACAGCTACCGGTTCAGCAGTTAATGAATTAACTTTAGCTAATGCTTCAACAGGTAATGGACCAATTTTATCAGCAACAGGTGAAACTAATGTTGATATAAATTTAAACCCTAAAGGAACAGGTGTACTTAAAAGTGCAACAGCCGCAATTAAAATCGCAGGTAAAGAAACTATGTGGGTCCCAGCTTCAGCAATGTACGGAGCTACAACTAACCCAGCAGACGCACAACAAGTTGAAACAACAGCAGTAAGACCTGATATGAAAGTATTAGATTTTGATGCAGGTACAGATGAGTTTGCACAATTTTCAGTGGCTTTTCCTAAATCATGGAATGAAGGCACAGTAACTTATCAAGTTTATTGGACACCGGCTTCTACTAATACAGGAGACTGTATTTTTGGATTACAAGGTGTATCATGTGGAGATAGTGATACTATTGACGTTGCTTACGGAACAGCAATTAATGTTACAGATGCTGGTATAGGAACAGTCGAAGATCAACAAGTTTCCGCTGAAAGTTCAGCAGTTACAATCGCAGGATCACCTGCAGTAGATCAATTAACTTACTTTCAATTATTTAGAGATGCAAATGCTGGTGGTGATACTTTTAGTGCCGATGCAAGAGTACTAGGCATTAAAATATTCTTTACTACTGATGCAGCTAACGACGCATAAGGAACTAGAATATGAGAGATTTAAAAAATAAACTAACCTCATCAGGGAAGAATACTACAAAAATAGAACTAAAAAGATATAAATCTTTTGGTTATCAAGTTTTAGGATTTGGTGCTGGAGGAGGAGGAGGAAGTCCTTTTGTTGAAGCTACCGGTGGAACAATAACAGAATCAGGCGATTTTAAAATTCATACATTTACAGGTCCAGGAACTTTTACAGTTACTAATGTAGGTAAGTGCACAGGTTCAACGACTGTAGATTATGTAGTCGTAGCTGGTGGCGGTGGTGCCGGCGGTGGCTCAGGAGGCGCAGGAGGTGGAGGCGCAGGAGGACACAGACATAATTATCCTCAACCCGCAACAGGCGGATTATCAGTTTCAGCACAAGGTTATCCTATAACAGTAGGTGCAGGTGGAAATGGTGGTCCAGGTCCGGCTCCGGCTAATCATAATGGATTAAGAGGTTTAGATTCAGTTTTTTCAAGTATAACATCAGCAGGTGGAGGTGGTGGTCTAGAAAATGGTCCAGCGGCTTGCTTTGCTAGTGGAGGTTCAGGAGGTGGTGGTAGTTATCAAGTAAATGGTAGACCAGGGGGTGCAGGTAATACTCCACCAACAAGTCCATCTCAAGGAAATAATGGCGGAACTGCCGCACTTATAGCCGCATATAATACAAGTGGTGCAGGCGGTGGTGGTATAGGCGCTGTAGGACAACCAGGTCCAAGTGGAGTATGTAGTAGAGCAGGAGTAGGTGGCGCTGGTGTAGCAAATTCAATTACTGGAACACCGGTTGTAAGAGCAAGTGGAGGAAATGGACACGGACAAAAAAATCCAGGTGGAACAATTGTTAACGCTCCAACACCCACACCCGGTGGCGGTGCAGCTTCCGGTTCAAATGGAACTGCAAACACAGGTGGTGGTGGCGGTAGTTCGTATCCTACTGCTGGAAACGGTGGATCAGGAGTGGTAATAATAAGTTATAAATTTCAATAGGATTAAATTATGGCACATTTTGCAAAAATATCAGAAAATAATGAAGTACTTACAGTGTTGACTTTAAACAATGTTGACATGCATAACGCTGATGGCGTTGAAGATGAAACAGTAGGACAACAATATTTAGAAAAACATAATAATTGGCCTGCGCAAATGTGGATTCAAACTTCATACAATACAATTAATAATACACACAAAGATGGTGGTACAGCATTTAGAGGAAATTATGCAGCTATAGGTTACATTTGGGACGAAGATAATCAAATTTTTTGGCCTAAAAAACCTTACGCATCTTGGGTAAAAAATACTACAACTGCAAATTGGGATTCACCAATAGGTGCTGCTCCAGAACTTACAGCTGAGCAAACTGCAGATGAAGCTAATGGATATCATTATGACTGGAATGAATCTGGTCAATCTTGGGATTTAGTTACTACTGTAATATAATTTTTTTAAATATATTTGTAATATTTATTAATTTAATATAATATAATAATAATATTATACATGCAAAAGAAAGTATTAACAGAACAGTCAATTTATTTTGGAGATGTTTCAATGCCAAAACATTGGGAAATAGATCGAAATGAATTAGCTCATTATATTTTACAATCTAATTTAACTAATGAAAGATTACACTCTTCAAAAACTTATGATAAGTTAAACACTTATATAAAAGATTTTATTGGTGTTAAACACGATATCAATTTAGTTAACAAATCAACGTGGGGAAATATATATAAACCTGCGGAAACAACAACTCCATTATTAAATATAGATCCCGTAGATTTACGTAACTCTCCAGACTTTACATTATTATATGGTGTAAAAGTTAAAGATTGTAATGTTAGAATACATTATGAAGATAACAGACGTAAAGGTAGATCTTGGGACATACCACTTTTAAACAATAGATTTATAATGTTTCCTTCAACTAATATGTATTACCTAACTAATAATCAAAAGGATAGTTTAAACTTTGTTCAAACAATAACTTATGAATATATCTAATTACTATTGGCATTTTCCTGCAGCGCTCACACCTAAGTTTTGTGATGATGTAATAGCTTATGCAAATTCACAAGAAGAAGTAATGGCAAGAACAGGTGGCTATGAAGATAAAAAATTAGATAAAGACCAAGTTAAAGATATGCAAACAAAAAGAAAGTCAGATTTAGTTTGGCTTAATGATACTTGGATTTATAAAGAAATACATCCATATGTTCGTGAAGCAAATAGAAAAGCTGGTTGGAATTTTGAATGGGACAGATCTGAATCTTGTCAGTTTACAAAATATAAACACAACCAATATTATGATTGGCATTGTGATAGTTGGGAAAAACCTTATGAAAAAGAAGGACCTAACAAGGGTAAGATTCGAAAACTATCTATGACTTGTCAATTAACAGATGGTTCAGAATACAAAGGTGGTGAATTAGAATTTGATTTTAGAAACTATGATCCACATATGAGAGATGAAAGTCAACATTTAAAAAGAGCAAAAGAAATTTTACCTAAAGGATCTATTATTGTATTTCCGTCATTTGTATGGCATAGAGTTAAACCTGTAACCGCTGGAACAAGATACAGTCTTGTTGTTTGGCATTTAGGAAAACCATTTAAATAATATGAATATAAATAATTATTTTAATACAACTATTTGGTCAGAGCAAAAACCAGAGTTTATAAAATCTTTAACTAAAGCATCTGATAAATATATTAAAGCTGCTAAAAATGTTCCAGAAGCTAAAGCACATATAAAAAAGTTTGGTGACTTTGGAAGAAGTTATCATTCAAAATCTCTTACAGCTGACAATAATTTTATAGATTTTAGAAATTACGTTGGTCAAAAGTCTTGGGAGTATTTAGATCATCAAGGTTTTGATATGGAGCAATATACTACTATGTTTACTGAGCTGTGGGTACAAGAGTTTGCTAAGAAAGGTGGCGGACATCATTCAGCTCATATTCATTGGAATCAACATGTATCAGGGTTTTACTTTTTGAAAGCAAATGAAAAAACATCAATGCCAATATTTCATGAACCTAGAACTGGAGCTAGGTGTACAAAACTAAAAATGAAAACTAATATAAAAGAAATTCTTAATGGTAATGAACTAATTCACTTTCGACCTCAACCTGGAACATTAATTATATTTCCAGGTTATTTAGAACACGAATTTTCAGTAGATTTTGGTATTGAACCATTTAGGTTTATACATTGGAATATCCAAGCTATACCAAAAGAAATGGCTAAAGATGCATAGTCAGGTTCTTTTAGAAAATAATTTTATAACTAAAGAAGGATGTAAAAAATTAATTAATTTTTATAAATCTAAACCTTTACCTGAACAATTTGACAATACTTTTCCACTATCATTAATAACTACTGACTATTTAAATTTAATAAAAAAATTAAATGAAGTATCAATAAAATTAAATAATTCTGTTGTTGATTATTTTCAAATAGTTAAATGGCCTTCTCCTAGCATAGGTAAAGTTTTGCATTTAGATCATGCTCATTCTCATACTTCTTTAAGCAGTATCATTTATTTAAATGATGAGTTTGAAGGAGGACATACTTATTTTGAAGACAAAACTTCTTTTGCTCCTTTAACAGGTAGAGCAATTTTTTTTGATGGTCAATATTTTAAACATGGTGTATCAAACATTAAAGGTAAAGACAGATATACTGTAGCAACATGGTTTAGAAAAAATGAGTTTTAAAAAAAATAAATACGTAATTATAAAACAAGCAATCAATAAAGATTTAGCTTTTTTCTTGTACAACTATTTTCATATGAAAAGACAGGTATTAGATACCTGTCGTAATGCAAGATACATCTCACCTTATGAAACATTATTAGGTGAGTATGAAGGAGCTAATAGTCAGGTTCCACATACCTATTCAAGCTATTCTGATATAGCTATGGAAACTTTATTACTTAAATGTCAACCTATTATGGAAAAAGCAACAGGTTTAAAATTACATCCTGCATATACTTATGCAAGAATTTATAAAAAAGGTGATATTCTTAAAAGACATAAAGATAGATTCAGTTGTGAAATATCAACTACTATGAATCTTGGTGGAGATGATTGGGTTATTTATTTAGAACCATCAGGAGAGATTGGCAAAAAAGGTATTGAAGTAAATTTAAAACAAGGTGATATGCTAGTTTATTCTGGTTGTGAATTAGAGCATTGGCGAGAAAAGTTTAAAGGTAAAGAATGTGTTCAAGTATTTCTTCATTATAATAATAGAAAAACTCCAGGATCTAAAGATAATATGTTTGACAAACGTCCACATTTAGGTCTTCCATCTTGGTTTAAACGTTGAACTACAACGCAATTTAATATAATCTAAATAAAACAGGAATTTCTATGTTACAAAAACTAGGCTTTTTGCCAGGATTTAACAAACAAGTTACTTCAACCGGAGCCGAAGGACAATGGACCGGGGGAGATAACGTTAGGTTTAGATACGGATCACCAGAAAAAATAGGTGGCTGGGCACAGCTTGGTGCAACTAACTTAGCAGGTGCAGCCAGAGCTTTACATCATTTTGACGATAACGCAGGTATTAAATACGCTGCAATAGGCACAAACAGAATTTTATACGTCTACTCAGGAGGTACTTACTACGACATTCACCCTATTAGACAAA